AGGCCTCGCCCGGCAGGGAAAAGCGGCAGCTCAGCTTCCTGAGTCCGCCCATCGGCGCCTACACCCAGGCGCTTCAGGACTACGCCGCCGGCAACACCGAGGGCGCGATGCGCCAGCACACGGTGTGGAAGTGCGTGCGGCTCGTCTCCGACGTCATGGCGTGCATGACCCCGATCGTCTACAAGGGGCCCGGCATCGGCTTCGGCCAGGCCAACCGCGTCGACCCGCCGCAGATCCTCGTCGAGCCCAGCTCGGACGCCGACCAGTTCGACCAGACCTACATGACCATCGTGTCGCTGCTGATCCGCGGCAACGTCTACGGCGAGATCCTCGACCTCGACAGGTTCGGCCGGCCCGCCCAGATCGAGCTGCAGCACCCGGACCGGGTGAAGGTCAAGGAGAACGACAGCGGCCAGTGGGTGTACAAGTTCGGCAGCAAGACCATGGACAAGGACCAGGTCTGGCATAAGCGCGCCTACCGGATGCCCGGTGTGCACACCGGGCTCTCCCCGATCAAGTACGCGCAGCGCACGATCCAGCAGAGTCTCAATGCCTTGAATTTTGGAAATCAATGGTTTGAGGACGGCGGCCATCCCTCGGCGATCTTGACCAACGACACCGTCAAGCTGGTCGACCAGAAGGACGCTGTCACGATCAAGCAGCGCTTCCTCGCCGCGGTGAAGGGCACGCGCGAGCCGGTCGTGATGGGCGGCGGCTGGAAGTACGAGGCCATCCAGATCAGCCCGAACGAGTCTCAATTCCTGGATACTCAGAAGTACTCCGGCGGGGCGATCTGCGGATTCTTCGGTGTGCCGCCCGAGATCGTCGGCGAGGCCGCCGAGGGCAGCGCGATCACCTACGCCAACATCGAGTCGCGCGGCATCGACTTCATGAAGTTCGGCCTCGGCGGCTGGATCCGCCGGCTGGAGAACTGGTACGGGCAGTTCGTGCCGCGCGGCCAGTACGTCAAGCTCGACGTGATGCAGCTGCTGCGCAGCGACACCCTCACCCGGTATCAGGCCCTTCACCTGCTCGTCGGCTCCCGCATCATCACCCAGGACGAGGCGCGCGCGACCGAGGACTGGCCGGCGCTGACCCAGGAGCAGAAGGACCAGATCGACGCCCTGGTCACCCCCATCCCGCCGCCCATCGGCAGCCCCAAGATCGGATCGTGAGGTCACCATGCCGACGCCCTTCACCCGGCAACGCATCGCGACGCCGCTCGAGCTGCTGCGCGAGCACCGCAGCAGCATGCGCGACCAGATGCGCGGGCAGCGCGAGCGGCTGCGCCGACCCGCAGAGGTCGAACTGCGGGCCAAGCCCAACGGCACCGGCGGCACGGCGTTCGAGTTCCGCGGCTATGCGGCGACCTTTGAGGAGCCGTTCCAGATGTGGGACTTCTGGGGCGACTCATACGACGAGGTTCTCGGCGGCGGCGCGTGCAACCGGACGCTCGCGAACCAGTGCGACACCCAATTTCTCATCGGGCACAACGAGGCGGGCATCCCGCTCGCCCGCACCAAGTCAGGCACGATGGCGCTGGCCGCGGACAGCCACGGCCTCGAGGTGAACGTGCCGCAGCTCGACGGCGCCAGCCCGATCGTCCAGGCCCTCGCGAGCGCCATGGAGCGCCGCGACATGGACGAGATGAGCATCGGCTTCATCGCGACCGCCCAGGCCTGGTCGCCGGACTGGATGGAACGCCGCATCACCGAGATCAACCTTCACCGCGGCGACGTGTCGATGGTGACCTGGGGCGCGAACCCGAACACCGCCGGCGCGACGATGACCGCGGTACCCATCTCCGAGGCCGTCTCGCGCCCGGCCGGCCCGGGCCGAGAGCGGCGCACGCCGACGGCGCCCTACACCGCGGTCGCCGGCGAGACGCTCGAGTGCCCGCAGTGCCACAGCATGAACGCCGGCGACTCTGCCTACTGCGACCAGTGCGGCACCGCCGTGCGTTCGACCGGCGCTTCCGAGGCCTCCGAGGAGATGACCCAGCGCTGCCCGTGTACCGCCTGGAACAGCAACGATGCGAAGTTCTGCCGGTCCTGCGGCACCAACATCGCATCCGACCTCGACGCCGACAACGGCGGCAGCGGCAACGGTGTGACCGACGCGCCCTCGGCCTGGGACTGGGCCGCGCGCCGCCCGGGCGAACAGCGCGCCGACGCCGCACCCGACTTCTCGGCCAAGCCGGCGCAGGACGTCTCCCAGCACGGCGACGGCTCCCTCACATGCCCGGCCGACGGCTGCGCCGCGCCGAACAGCCAGGACGCAGCATTCTGCGATCAGTGCGGAACCTGCCTGTATGACGACAACGGGCTGATCACCAACGGCGAGCTGGACGACGACATCACCGACGAGTCCGGCATGGTCGAGGAAGAGGACATGACCCTCGCTCGCCAGCGGCGCGCCCGGTACCTCGAGCTCGCCGGGAAGTAGGAGGGCGACCCGCGGCGGGACTTGAACCCGCACACCCCCGGGGGTAGGGGCGGCTACTTTGGCCCGCCTCTGACGAGGCACCCTTTTCAGGGCGCGTGCCGTTTCGCAACGCCCCCGCGTCTGCCGTTACGCCACGCGGGCCGCGGCCCAGATCGTACACCGATTATCGATCATAGCTGTCCGTTTATCGGACTGGCGTTGTACGCTGTCCCCTGAGCCTGGCACGACCCGGAGCCCTCGCGGCGCGACCCCGACCCCGACCAGGGGCACGACTCGCCGGCGCGATGCGCCACCACTCCTCTGCGGCCACGTCAATTCCCGACGCAGAGGAGACCCCATGCCTGGGGCACTGGACACGTTGCGCGAGACGCGCGCATCGACGATGACCCAGCTCAACACCCTCAGCCAGACGCCGCGGCTCAACGCCGAGCAGCAAGCGGAGTGGGACCGGCTCGAGACCGAGATCGGCGAGCTCGACGGCGAGATCGAGCGCCGGCAGCGCCAGGCCGAGCGCGAGACGCGCGCCGCGGCCGCCCGCGCCGCCGAGTCCGGCGGCACGACCACCGACATCACCGACGGCACCCGCCAGCCCTCCGGGTACACCGTGGGCCGCGAGCCCACGGTCTACGGCCGCGGCTCCAACCACTCCTACTTCCTCGACCTCGCCCGCGACAAGCTCGGGCAGGGCGACGGCGACGGCGGCCCCGAGGCGGCCAGCGAGCGCCTGAACCGGCACGCCGTCGAGTTGCGCGTGGACATGGCCGGCCGCGCCGAGCGCCGCGCCGAGCAGGCCCAGGCCGACTTCGAGCGCGCGATGCTCAGCGGCAACCGCGCCGAGCGCCGCGCCGCCGAGCAGGCGCTGCGCAACATGGACCGCGACGGCGTGAACCTGTTCGAGCGCCGCGCCACCAACCGCACCGACGGCACCGGCGGCTACCTCGTCCCGCCCCTGTGGCTCATCGACGAGCTGGTCGACTTCCTGCGCGCGGGCCGCGACTTCGCGGACCTGTGGCGCAACATGCCGCTCCCGGGCGGCACCGACTCGATCAACATTCCGCGGCTCACGATCGGCGCGGCCACCGGCCCGCAGGTCGCTGACGGCGGCGTGGTCCCGGGCCGCGACATGACGGACAACTTCGTCACCGGCAAGGTCATGACCATCGCCGGGCAGCAGGACGCGGCGCTCCAACTCCTGGAGCAGTCGCCGCTGGCCTACGACGAGCTGATCTTCCAGGACCTCGCGGCCGACTACGCCATGCAGCTCTCGGGCCAGTGCTACGTCGGATCCGGCGTCAACGGCCAGATCAACGGTGTCTGGCCGGCTGGCGCCATCAACAACACCAACGGGATCTACATCCCGAACACGAACAACACCGCGGGCCAGACCTGGGTCAACGGCGGCGGCGCGGCCTTCTCGACCACCAACAGCGTGTTCCAGGGCGGCGGCCAGATGCTGTCGGTCGGCCACCGCACCCGGCTGCGCCCCTACACGCACCACGTGTGGCACCCGTGGGTCTGGTACTACCTGCTCACCCAGGTCGACCAGGCCGGGCGCCCCCTGGTGGTCCCCGGCACGCCGAACAACATCGGCTACAACCAGGCGGCCATCGACAACGGCGGCATGGTCGAGTCGGGCCCGGTCGGCTTCTACCAGGGCCGCCTGGTCGTACTCGACCCCAACATGCCGGTCACGTTCCCGGCGGCCGGCGGCACCAACCCGCAGATCACCACCATCTCCAACGGGCAGTTCGCGCCGACGCCCGGCTCCGGACTCTTCACGCCGCTGCTCGCGGGGGCCTGGCAGGACATGTTCCTGTGGGAAGGCGAGATGCGCACCCGCGCCCTGACCGAGGTGCTCAGCGGCAACTTGCAAGTCAGGTTCCAGCTGTACGCGTACGTCGCCACCATTCCGAACCGTTTCCAGGCGTACAGCCCGGTGGTCACCGGCGGCAACACCGTCGCCACCACGGGCGCATCGGTGTCCTACGCGACCTTCACCCAGTACTCCGGGACGCCGGCCAACTCCGTGCTGAACATGACCGGACAGGGGTTCTGAGATGGATCTCGCAGGCGGCAAGTACCCCGACTACGAGACGGAGTGGCTCTTCGACGGGTCGCCTCTGTCCCCGTACCGGCGCTCGATCTCTCGCGGCGACATCAACACGACTGCGGTCACGGGCGCTGCGACGCAGATCCCGTACGTCGTGGCGGTGCCAGCGCAGATCGGCGACGTCATCAACTTCGTGTCGTTCGGGATCGGCGCCCTGTCGGCCGCGCCCGGCGCGACTTCATTCGTGGTCGTCTACTCGGCGATGCCGACTGCGGCGGCCGCGGCGACCGTGCTCGGCGTGAGCGCGGTCACCACGTTCATCGCGGGCCCGAACAAGATCCCGCTCACGGCGTCGGTCGCGCTGGCTCCGACCATCGGCACTCCGCAGGGTTCGGTCGGCTCGACCATCGGGTCCGGGCCGCTCGTCCTCGGCGTCGCGATCGTCGAGGCCTGGGGGACGGGCGCGTCGACCTTCGACGCGATGGCCGGCGGCGCGGCTGCCTTCAAGGGCCTGCTCACCGGCCAGATCCCGCTCGTGACGAAGCTCCCGACGCTCGGCGGCACTCCGCCGGCAGTGGGGTCCTCGTCCGGCATCACCATCACGGCACCGACGACAGGCCTCGTCCCGTACGTGGTCCTTTCCCGGTCCTGATCCCGAGACGGGCGGGCGCCCTGGCGCGGGCGCCCGCCTCCCAACTCCTGCGCCAAGGAGATGACACCGATGGACCAGATCATCCCGCCGCACCACCGCCCGATGAACACCAGGCGCCCGGAACCGGCCCAGCAGATACCGGCGCTCGGCCTATGCGTGCAGTGCGTCGCCGAAAACAAGGGCGCCGCGCTGGAGGCCGCCGGCAAGCCCGTCGACGAGCCGGTCGAGCTGCCCCCGATCGCGGCGGCGATCATGCTCGTCGGCGGCACCGGATGCTGCCTGACCCACCTTCAGGTCAAGCAGCAATCCGCGCTGCTGGTGCCGTGATGGTCGACACCCCCCGCGAGCCGCTCCCGCCACCGCCGTCGCGCCAAGACGCTCTCGGCCAACTGCGCACCGAGCGGTGGCACGCCCAGAACGCCGGCGAGCACGCCCTCGTGGCCGAGCTCGACCGGAAGATCGAGCGGCTTTCCGCCGCCTCGAGTCCCGTCCCGCCGGGACGGGAAACCACCAGCGCCACCACCCCAGCCAGGGAGCGGCGCGCCACCACTCCGAACCAACCCCAGAGGAGAAAGACCCATGGGAACACTGGCTGAGGCCGTCCTTTCGGCCCTGCGAGGCTTCGCCGGCGAGGTGGGCACCTGGACGAACCAGGGCTCGCTCGTCTCGATCGAAAGCCACATCGGGCAGATCGAGACCGCCGTCACTCAGGACGTGCACGCCGGCGAGACCGCCGCGAAGGCTGTCCTGGCCGACCTCTACGCGGCCTTCCACGGCCACGCGCCCGCCGAGGCCCCGGCTCCGGCCGCGCCGGTCGAGGTGCCCGCGCCCACCCCTACGCCGCCGGCAGCCCCGTCGACGCCGGTGGCCTCTACCTCGTCGGAGAGCGCGGCTGCACCCTCGCCGTCCCTCCCGGCGAGCGACCCGACCTCGGCCCCGGTGTCCGACTCCACCTCGACCTCGGTGGACCCCACGCCGGCGCCGAACACCACCACCGAGGCCTCCTCGGCGCCGTCGAGCACGCCTTCGGCCTCGACGACTGACACCGCGACCCCGGCCGCGCAGTAAGAGAGCGTCCCGGTGCCCAACTACAGCTACTCGACCGTCACGGCGACGCTCGTGGCCTCCACCGCCTATACGGCACTGGAGATCAAGGCGCCCGCCACGACCGGCATCAAGATCAAGAAGTGGTGGGTGGAGCTCAACAGCGTCACCTCCACCGATAAGCAGGTCTTGGCGCAGATCGGCCAGTTCTCCGCCGGGGTGACCACGCTGACCGCGGTCACCCCGGCGAAGGTCGACTGGGGCGACGCATCGCTGGCGTCGCAGTGCACGGTCGGAGTGAACGCGACGACGGAGGGCGCCGGGACATTCACCTCCGGCTACGAGCAGCACTCGATCGGAGCGAGCTCCGGACTGACGATCTGGGACCCAGACGACATGTGCTGGCAGATCCCTCCCAACGCATTCTTCCGGATCCGCCTCACCCCTGGCAGTGCCCTGACAACCACGACAGCCGCCGTCGGCTGCGCGTGGGGCGAGTAGAGGAGGTGAACGGCAGTGTATGAACTCGGTCAGGTGGCGGCGCTGTCGTTCACCGCCCACGACACCACCGGCACGCCGGCCAACGGCACCGCGTGCACCCTGACGATCCAGCGGCCCGACGGCACCACCGACGGGCCCTACAGCCCGGCCGGGACCGCTGGCGTCTACACCTACAACTACCTCACCACCGTCGCCGGACGGTACACCTACCGGTGGGCTGCCACCGGCGCGCCGGGACCCGGCGTCGGCGTCGACGCGTTCACCGACGTATTCGATGTTCGCGCCGCCTCCGCCGGCAACGTCCTGTCGTTCGCCGATGCGAAGGCCGCGCTCAACATCCCCGCCGGCGACACCCAGTTCGACACGCAGATCATGCACTACAACCGGTCCGTCACCGCGTTCGTCGAAAAGTTCTGCGGCCCCGTCTCGGTGCGCACGGTCACCGAGCGCGAATACGTCGGCGGCATGTCGATCGCGCTCGAACAGGTCCCCGTCGTCGAGGCGCCATTGCAGGTCAGCCAGATCATTTCGATGACCCCGGTGCTGACCTACGGCCTGATCTACGACATCACCCAGCTGACCGTCGACTTCCCGCGCGGCCTCATCCGGCACACTGCCGGACTGCCATTCATATACGGCCCTTACGATATGACGTATTCGGCCGGGCGCACCATCGTCACGGACGAGATCCTGCTCGGCGCCGAAACGATCCTCGCGCACCAGTGGCAGCAGCGCCGCGGAGGTGCCGGCCAGGTCGGCAGCTTCGGCAGCGACGACGTCACGGTGATGTGGGGATTCGCCGTCCCCAACCGTGCACTGGAGATCCTCGAGTCGCAGCGCGCGCCGGCGGGCATCGCATGACGACCTCGACGATCAACGCCGCGATCAACTACCTCGTCACCACGGCCCGCGCCGCCTGGGCGACGGATCAGACCGCGTTCGTGTTCGACGGGCCGACCCCGGCCGGCTTCGACCAGGAGTTCCCGAACAAGATCTGGATCGGCGCGGACCCCACCCTCGACGACACTCCCGGCTTCGAGGCCGTCACCGGCGACCGCGACGTCGCCACCCTCAGCCAGGGCCGCGCCCTCGACGAGCAGTTCCTCATCGCCTGCGCCGTCGAGCACTGGGACGGCGGCACCGACCTTTCCGAGGCGCGCGCCGCCGCATTCGGCTACTGGGCCACCTTCGAGAACTTCGTGCGCGGCCTGCCTCCGGTAGGGCCGGGCGACACCAGACTCGGCGGCGCGCTCGGCCCGAGCGGCTGGGCAAAGCTCGGCGGCGCCGTCGCCATGCACCAGGCGCAGAAGACCAACGGCTGCGTCGTGCTGATCACCTTCCACGTCGCATGCCGCGCGCGGCTCACTGCTTAAGGAGATTGATATGGGTCAGGTGCGCAACGACTTCGGCGAGCTGCGCGTGATGCCGACGCTCGACTACTCCGGCGTCGAGCCGGGCCGGGTCCTGGAGATCGACGACGAGGACGTCTACCACTGGGTCGCCGGCGGCTGGACGCCGCTCACCCGCTACCCGGTGCCGCACCGGCTCTACCCGAACCACCGCGGCGACGAGCTGGCGTACGCGCTGCCCGAGCCCGACCCGGAGGACCCCTCGGCCATCGCCGTGGGCGCCCCGCCCGCGCCTGAGGACGAGGCCCCCGGGCCGGGCCTGACGATGCAGGGCGAGCAGGGTCCCGAGCTCGTGAACCCGCCGACGGGCGCCACCGTCGCCCCGCTTCCTGCCCCCGTGGCCGCCGCGCCTACCGCCGCACCCGAGACAGCACCCGCCGCGCCGGCCCCGGCCGCGGTCGACGCGAAGGAGTAAACGATGACCATCAGCACAGTCGGATCGGGCATCGGCGGCAGCGCCCTGATGGTCGAAGAGACCGCCTATTCACTGGTCACCGCGACCCCGGCCTGGAAGGCGTTCGAGCCGAACGACCAGATCCAGCCGAAGAAGGGCAAGAACACCAAGCAGTCGAGCCCGCTCGCGGCCGGACGCCTGGTCGATACCGCCGCGCGCCGCGTCGTCACCTCGCAGGCCGGCACCCTCGCGCTGCCCTTCGACTGGTGCCAGGCCGGCCACTTCACCTCGCTGCTCAACCAGCTCTCGAACACGTTCACCACCGGTGCCGCAGGCTCGCAGACCGCGGGCACAGGCATTTGGGCCGCCGGCGCCCGCGTCACCCCGACCGGCTCGATCTACGCGTACACGCACACCTTCCGCAACAACGTCGCCGGGCGCAGCGTGTCCTGGCAGTGCGGGATCCCCACCACCGACGCCGTGCTGCGCCAGGTCGACCTGCTCGGCTGCAAGCCGACCAAGTTCGCCTGGTCGATCGAAAAAGACAGTTTTTTGACCTGCGCGACCGACTGGGACGCGCGCGTCTACCTCGACCCGCTGCTGACGGCCGCCTACCCGGGATACCCGAACGGCGCGACGCAGACCGCGTACACGCAGGCCACCCCGTCCTACTCGCAGGCCATTCCGTGGCATTGGGCCGAGACGCAGATCCAGATCGGCGCATCGACGGTGGCCGCCTCGACCGCGTCGGCGATCGACGGCGTGACCAAGTTCGCGAGCTCCGTCGAGCACCCGATGAACGTGGGCCGCCAGTACGCGGGAAACCAGGGCCTTAAGGACGAGCCGATCGTCAACAACGTCTACAAGATCGGCGGGACGGTCAACTCGGACTACGTCAACAAGCAGTACTGGGCCGACGCTTTCTACTCCGACACTCCGTTCACGATCATCAAGACGTTCACCCCCGGCGGCGTACTGTCCGGCACGGTGCCCGCGATCCAGTTCATCTGGAACAACGTGTTTCTCGACAACGAGTCCCCGACGGTCGGCAACAAGGACATCGTCAACACCGGCTTCCCGTTCGTCGCCGACTACGACCTCACAAACGAACCGTTGACGATCATCATCCAGACCACCGACGCGACGGTCTGAGCATGGCCAAGCTCACGATCGAGGGCGCGGACCAGCTGCGGCAGCTCGCTGCGAAGCTCCGCGACGCGGACCCGAAGATCCGCCGCGAGCTCGGCAAGGCGCTGCGCCCCTCGATCAAGACGATCACCTCGGAGATCCAGGACACCGTCCGCTCCGCGCCGTCCGAAGGCCGCGGCGGCAAGAATGCCCGCGGCCGCCGCGCCGCGCGCACTCTCGCGCGCAGCCGGCGGCTTTCTACGGATCGCGCAAAGGTGATCGCCACCAAGCGGCACGGTCTCGCTGTCACCTCCGCAGACGTCGAGCGCACCCTCGTTGAGCATCGCGCGAAGCAGGCCGCGAAGGCGGAGGCCTCCGCCGGGCTGCGCGAGACGATCGCGCGCGCTGTCGGCGGCTCGATCTCCACGGGCTCTCGGGCCACCGGGGTCTCGGTCACCTGGAAGGTCGCCGCGGCGAAGATGCCGAACTCGCAGCGGCTCATGCCGAAGAACTTCAACCGCGCCAAGGGATGGAGGCATCCAGTCTTCGGCGACCGCGAGAACTGGGTGGCTCAGAAGGGCACGCCGTTCTTCGACGACGTGATCAAGAAGCATCAGAACGAGCTCGGAAACAAGATCGTCGAAGGCATGCAGAACGCTGCCGAAGCGATCCTCCACGACAAGTAGGAAGGGCGCGCCATGCCCATTCTGGCAATCACGATCGAGGGCCGCGAATCAGTCCTCGACACCGACAACCTGATGCTCTCCGAGCTCGAGGTGCTCGAGGAGCACGCCGGCGTCGACCTGGGGACGCTCGGCGACGCCGCCTCGCTCAAGAGCATGCGGATGGTCGGGCACCTGCTCTGGATCCTCAAGCTGCGCGAGCTCGCGGCCGACGAGTCTGTGCCCCTGGCGAAGGCGGCGGTGCTGCTGCCTCGCGACGCGTTCGACATCGCTGTCGGCGGCCTCGAGGTGCGGACGATCACGGCCCCAAAAGACCCCAGTCCAAGTACGCGGACAACCCGTACGCGCCAACCCGCCTCAAAAAGCCCCCGCGCACGCTCCGCGAAGAGCGCCGCCTCGAAATCGGGCGGTTCGCCCAAGTCCTGAACATCATGCCCTGGGACATCGGCCGGCTGACGCTGCGCGAGTTCCGCGATCTCCAGAAGTACATCGACCGGCAGTACGAGACGTAGGAAGGGGGCGCCGATGTCCAGCGCGGATATGAAATTCAGGCTCTTCGCCGAGAACGACGGCGCCTCTGAGGAGATTGGCAAGCTCGGCGACTCGGCCGATAAGTCCGCCGACAAGATCGACAAGGCCAACGGCAAGAAGATCGACGTCGATACCGAGGACGCCGAGCAGAACCTCAAGAACGTCGGCCAGGACGCGCAGGACGCCGGCAACAAGGCGGACGCCTCCTCCGAGGGCTTCCTCTCAGCGCATAAGGGGCTGCTCGCCATCCTGTCCGTGGCGGCCGCCGTCGCCCCGGCGCTGGCCGCGATCGGCCCGGCGATGCTCGGTCTCGGCGCCGCGGGCGGCGCGCTGAAGATGGCGTTCGGCGGGATCGCCTCGGCCATGTCGGACTACACCTCGGCGCAGGCCTCCGCCGGCACCACCGCGGCGCAGGCCGCGCAGACTGCGTTCCAAAACGCCCAGCAGCTCGCCCAGGCCGAGCAGCAGCTCCAGACCGCCGAGCAGAACGAGATGTACGCGCAGCAGGCGCTGACCACCGCGCGCGGGGCGGCCGCGAACCAGATCATGGACCTCGTCAACGCCGCGTCGGACGCCAAGCTCGGCGTCGCCGCCGCGCAGCTCGCTCTCCAGCAGGCGCAGGCGAACGAGATCGCGACGATGAACAACGGCACCGCGACGGCGCTCCAGCGCGCTCAGGCAGAGCTCGCCGTGCAGCAGGCGCAGCAGGCGCTGACCGACGCCCAGCAGAAGAACACCGAGGCGACGGTAGCCTCGAACACCGCGCAGCAGCAAGGCGTGAACGGACTGCCCGCCGTCGTCCAGGCGCAGCGCACCCAGCAGCAGGCCGCGCAGCAGGTCGCCCAGGCCCAGCAGAACGTCACCTCGACGATCGAGCAGCAGCGCCTGGCGGCGGCCGCGCTCGCCGCGCAGCCGAACGGGATGAACCAGTTCGCCGCCGACATGGCCAAGCTCACTCCCGCCGGCCGCGCCCTGGTCGAGCAGCTGATCTCGATGAAGGGACAGTTCAACGGGCTGAAGGACACCGCTCAGAACGCGCTGCTGCCCGCCGTCACGAAGATGCTCCAGGACGCAGGACCCTTATTCCCGGTGCTCGGCGGCGGCATAGCCGGCATCGGCCACGCCCTCTCGGCCGTCGCGCTGCAATTCGGCGCCCTGTTCCAAAACAGCACGTTCATCGGCCAGCTGCGCACCTCGATGACCTCCGGCGTCGGCCTCGTCGGGCAGCTGACCTCGTCAATCGTCCCGCTGGTACAGGCCTTCGTCCAGGTCGGCTCCGTGGCCGGCCCCATCATCGGCGCGCTCGGCACCGGACTGCACTCGATCCTCGCCTCCGGGCTGCCGCAATTCCTGCAGGGGCTGACCGCGAACGCGACCGGCGCCGGCCAGGGGATCGGCGCGATCCTCGGCGCCGTCTCCGGGCTGCTCGGCCCGATCGGCCACCTCGTCGGCGTCGTGGCCGGCGCCCTCGGTCCCGCGTTCGCGCAGCTCGAGCCCGCGGTGATCGCGCTCGCCCAGGCGCTGGGCAACGGTCTCGGCCAGGTTCTCAGTGCCCTGATACCAGGGCTCGGCGATCTGATCACGGCTTTGGCGTCAGCGCTGGTTCCAGTTGTCAATGCCTTAGCACCGATATTGACGGTAGTGGCTCAGGCGCTCTCCGGGATCTTCTCGGCGCTCTCCCCGCTGCTACCGCCGATCGCCCTGTTGATCGGTCACGTGCTGTCCGGGCTGCTGCCCGCCTTCCGCATGCTGGCGCCGATGCTGCTCCAGGTGGCGGGCATGCTGATCCCACCGCTTATCAATGTACTGATGTCATTGAACCCAGTTCTCAGCACCGTGATTCAGTCGTGGCTTTCGATCTACGGGTCGCTCACGCCGGTGCTGCCGCAGTTGGCCAGGCTCGCCGTGCAGATCATCAACCTGATACCGCCGCTGATGCCCTTGATCAACCTGGTCGTCGAGCTCGCCGCTTACCTCTCCGGAGTCTTGGCGCACGGCATGGTGACCTCGATCGGCTACCTGCTCGCCATCGTCAATCCGATCATGGGCGTGGTGACCTGGCTCGACCACCTGATCGGGAAGGTCGCTTCCGTCGGCCAGGCCTTCGTCAACGTCTTCGGCGGCATCGGCAACATGGTCTCCGACGCCCTCTCGGGCCTGCTCTCGATCGTGAAGGGCCCTATCAATGCCGTGATTTCCCTGGTCAACGGCGTGATCGGATTCCTCGACCAGATCCACGTGTCCATCCCGTCCTGGATACCGGGCGTGGGCGGCGACGGCTTCGGGATCAGCATCCCCCAGATTCCGATGCTGGCCACCGGCGGCGACATCACCCTCGGCGGAATCGCCCTGGTCGGCGAGAAGGGCCCCGAGCTGCTCAACCTGCCGATGGGCGCGCGCGTCACCCCGCTGGCCTCTGGCGCCGGTGCTGCCGGCGCGATGGCGGGCGCCGGCCCGGACAACCCGCTCTACATCCAGGTCGAGCTCGTCCTCGACGGGCAGGTCATCGACAAGCAGCTGGTGAAGGCGCAGAAGAACGGCTACACGCACCAGTCGATGGCCACCGCGATCGCCACCTCCGGCCGCGCGACGGCAGGCCGCTGATGCCCATCGCCCGCCCGCGCCTGACCCGGCCTCTTCCGCGCCCCAAGCGGCCCGGCCCGCTCCGACGCATCCAGACCGCGCGCTCCGGCGCCGCGGGCGGCTCGAGCCTGCCCGCGCAGCTGGGCACCTGGAACTTCACCGTCAAGGTCTACCTCGCCTTCGACGGGCCGAACGTCGCGCTGCCGAACTGGCTCGAGGTCACCGAGTTCGTCGAGCTCGAATCGGACCTGATCACCATCATGCGCGGCCGGCAGGACGGCCTGGCGGACGTCAGCGTTGGCACATGCGGCCTGACCGTGGACAACACCGACGGCCGCTGGACCCCCACCAATCGGCTCGGCGCATGGTTCGGGCAGATCAAGAAGGGCTCGTGGCTGCGGGTCGACCTGATCCCGCCCTCGGGCACCGTGAGCCGCCGCTTCACCGGCTTCATCAACGGCCTGCCGACAAGCTGGCAGGGCCTGTACGCCACGGCGAAAATCACCGCGTCCGACCGTTTCCTGCTGCTCGGCCAGGCCCCGATGCTCCCGGCGATGACCAGTGCCGAGGTCGTCTACGACTCCTCGACCGGCCCACTGGTCGCCGCGCACTACCCGCTGTCCGAGGCGCTCGCCGGCACCGGCTCCGCCCTCGCGTTCGGCGACATCACCGGCAACATCTCGACCCCGCTGCACCCGGTCCCGTTCGGCTCGAACTACGCCACATACCTCAACTACATCAAGGCCCAGGGCGCGGCCGCACCTGGCTTCGACGGCGGCCAGTGCGTCACCTTCCAACCCGCGGCGCTCAACGTCGGCACGGTCCTGCAGACCACCGTGAACCCGTGGAGCAGCTACAACGGGTTCAACTCGTACGGCGTGCTCGAGCTGTGGCTACAGACCACGTTCGAGAACACGACGCAGGGCTTCGCGTCACTCTTCGATCCCTTGAGCGGCTGCGCGGTCGCTATGGGAGTCGACGGCGCTACCGGCTGTCTGATCATCTCCACCGGCGATGTCACCGCCGGCGGCGCGTACTCTGCCAGCAACCTGGTCGGCCCGCTCGCGCCCGGCGTGAACGGCACCCAGGCGTCCGTCGTGCTCAACGACGGCAACTGGCACTACATCTCGGTCGCCACCGGCGTCGGCCCCACCCCGACCAACCCTATCTTCGTGATCAACATCGACGGGAAGACGTCCTTCGTCGGTCTGCCCGCCAACAACGTCAGCCCGAACATGAACACCCTGATCATCGGCGGGTCCCCGACGGTCGGCTCGTACAACTGCTTCACCGGGAACATCGCGAACGTCTCCTGGATCCTGACCGGGAACGCCGCATCGAACTACCCCGCGCACTACGCCGCCGGGAACCAGGGCTTCTACGGCGAATCCGTCGACTACCGCATCGCCCGCGTCGCCCGCTACGCCGGCGTCCCGCAACCCACCACCCTCAAATCCCCGGCCGCCGGCTACAACCCGGTACCGGTCTACTCCGGCGGATACGGGCCCTGGACCAACCTCTCCCCGTGCACGCACCAGGCCGGCACCCAGTCGATCATCGGCCGCAAGCCACTCGACGTGATGTACGAGGCCGCGCGCACCGAGCAGTCCCCGCTATACGTCGACCGCTACGGCTACCTGGCCATCCAGCCCTGCACCATCCGCTACAACGCCGCCGTCTCCTGGACCGTCGACGCCCACGACCTCGACCCGCAGACCCAGTTCCCGGACGACTTCACCTACGTCGTCAACCAGGTCTCCGTCACGCCCAACGGCGGCGCGTCGCAACTGGTCAACGGCGCCGTCGGCTTCGCGTCGCAGGCCAAGTACGGCGTATACAACCAGAGCATCCAGACCGCGTCGATCAACCCGACCGAGGCCGCGAACGCCGCGCTCAACGAGATCGTCCCGAACGCCGACCCGGTCCCGCGGATCGCGCCCCTCGTCCTGGAGGCCGCGACCCTCGCCACCCAGCCCGGCCAACCCGTCCCGGCCGCCATCGGCGTCGCCAACGACTTCGGCCTGCCCCTCTACCTCGTCTCGTCGACCACCGCCTACTACGGCGACCAGGTCTACCAGACCACCGTCCCCGCAGGCTCCGTCCAATACACGACGATCCTCGACCTGGTCATGCCCGCCACCGCCGGACTGCAGTACGCCTTCCAGGGCCGCATCACCATCCCGTCGGGCGCCGGCGTCCTGACCGACATAGGCATGATCTTCCTCGACGTCAACAGCGTCGCCCTCGGCTACGGCGGCGGCGCCGGCGTCACCCCGACCGTCGGGTCGACCGGCTGGATCGAGGTCTCCGGACAGGGCACCGCGCCGGCCAACACCGTCGCCGTCGAGGTGAAGATCGAGGTCGCCGCGCCCTCGGGCGTGCCGGTCACCACCACCTGGCAGGCGACCGCCCTGCAATTCGAGCAGGCCGGCGCGCCGACCACATGGAAGCTGCCCGGCGCGGGCTCGCCGAACCTGCTCAGCGTCGACCAGGCCACCGCCGGGCAGGGCACCCCGTACGCGGCCGGCGGATCCTACGGGCCGGCCTGGTATGACGCGGTGCTGGCCACCGAGATCAGCACAGTGATCGGCGTCGCCGGCCTGCCTCCCCAGGCGCCGGCGCCCTCGATGAGCGTGTTCGCCGAGGGCTACACCGAGACGATCGGCATGGGCCTGCATACCTTCTCTTTCTCGTCGTCCCCGGTGCCGCCGATCTCCTACTTCACCCTCGACGACCCGGTCCTCGGCGTCCTCGACTCCGGCAACCTCATCGGCTACTAGGGGGCCCACGATGACCGCGCGCACAGTGCCGACGCTGCCGACCTTCAACACATTGTCGGTGGCCACCTCGGCCCAGCTCGGGCAGCTGGTGGCCTGGAATCAGTTCTGGGCGAATCCGCCGATGTTCCGCATGTATCAGACCGCCGGCCAGATCGTCGCCTCGGGCGGCGCCAACCTTCAGGTCACGTTCGACACCTCCGACTACGACACCGACGGCGGCCGAGGGCTGACCTCACCGTGGGCGTACACGATCCCCGTCGGCATGAGCGGCCGGTGGCGCTTCAACTGGTCGCTCGCATGGCCCTCCAACGCCACCGGGTCGCGCGCCGAGATCCTCTACAAAAACGGCACCCGCATCGCCGGCGACGGCGAGGTCGCCACGGACAACGACGTGATGCAGACCCCCGCCAGCATGACCATCCTCTGCGCAGCCGGAGATGTGATGTCCGTATACACGTGGCAGAACTCTGGCTCGTCACTGACGCTCGCCGTCGGCGCGAACAACCTCTCCTACTTCGAAGGCAAGCTCGAATCCCTCGCCAACCCATAGAAAGGATCGCCGTCATGCAGCTGCTCGCGCACATCCTCGGCCTCGACGACGCGTCGGGCCGCTGGTACTCGTTCTGGTCCGGGATATTCGGTGACGCCTCGATCCTTTCTGTGCCCGCGATGGCCATGCGGCGCCACAACTGCCACGTCAAACGGTGCCCGCGCCTGGGGCGCCACCCCGTCGCCGGGACCACCTGGACGGTCTGCCGGCGCCACCACCCCGACGGTCACCCGAGCGCCGAGGACATCCAGACGAAAGCCGATGCGCCGTGACCCTCTACATCGCCGACATCGCCAGCTACCAGAAGGGCCTCGTCCCCGCGGCGCTGCGCCCCGGCATCGCCGCCCTGATCGTCAAATGCACGCAGGGCAGCTCGTACGTGGACCCGTTCTATGCGGGATGGCTCAACCAGGCCCGCGGCACCGGGCTGCTGCTCGGCGCCTACCACTACGTCGACGGGTCCTCGCCGCAGGCGCAGGCCAACAACCTCAAGGCGCACATCGTCGATCCCTCGCTGGTGGTGATGCTCGACTCCGAGAACGGCAACCTGCTCCAGCAGCTCGAGGTCGCCGACGCGATGGACGCGCTCGGCCTGCATGTGCGCATCGACTACCTCGCCCGCTCCTACTGGGCCGAGATCGGATCCCCCGACCTCGCCGCGCCGTTCACCTCGCGCGGCCTGGCCCTCGTCAACGCCGCGTATCCGACCGCGGCCGCCGGCACTCCGGCCGGGCTCTATCCAGGCGACGGCTCGACCGGCTGGAACCAGTACGGCGGCATCGACCCGACGCTGTGGCAGTTCACGAACGCCGCGGACGAGGACGGCCAGCGCATCGACGTCTCCGCGTTCCGCGGCACCCTCGCCCAGCTGCAAGCCCTGTTCAACACCGCACCGGCCGCCCCCACACCGGCGCCGACACCCCAGGAGGAAGACATGCCCGAGTCCATCCGCCCGCTCGCCGAGCACCCCGACGAATACGTCTACAAGGTCAAGCGCGGCACGGCCACGAAGGTCACCTTCGGCACCGACGGCTACGGCGACGTCGCGCAGCTGCGCGTCGCAGTGTGGGGCGCGGCCGGCCCGCTCGTGCACGCGCCGGTCGACGTCGGCGGCAAGACCGGCATGCCCGCCGACCACGAGACCGTCATCGAGTTCCCCGCGCCAGCGAACGAGGTCTACATGGTCACCGTCCGGCGACTGGACCAGGGCGGCGCGCCCGTCGGCGTCACCCTCGAGTGAGCCCGAGCCGCAACCACCTGCAACTGACCTGATTGGCGTTCCCCATGACCGAGATGCCAGGCCTCGAGAGCCTCGCCCTACGCGTTGCCGAGCTGCGCGGCGCCGTCGACGTCGGCAACGAACGCACCGCCGGCCAGCTCGCCCTGCTCGTCGAGCGATCACAAGAGGCGAAACTCGCCCTCGAGGCGACACGGGTGTGGGTCGAGAAGGAGCTGGCGCGCCACGAGCGCGAGCAGGCGGATGAGCGTGCGGCGCGCGAGAAGGCGGACGCCGAGCTCGCCTCACGGCAATGGGTCGACAAGGAGCTGGCGCGCCACGAGCGCGAGCAGGACGAGGAGCGTACGGCGCGAGTGACGGGCGACGCTGAGCTCGCCTCGGAGATCAAGCTGCTCACCCGCAAGAGCGCCACGTGGACCGGCGTCGCGCTCACCCTCAGCGCGGTCGGTGGCACGATCCTCGGCCACGTCTGGCCGCACTGAACGCGAACGCTCCCGGACCGCGGTGGTCCGGGAGCGTCTTTGCGTCGGTGCCTATCGGTAGACCTTCGGCTTCCGGTTCGCGACATAGATCCAGACGGGCGCCCACATGCCGCCGGTCCAGAACGTCAGCCACCCGTGGAGCTTGTGGTTCACGCGCCGCGGCCTGATGACGATCGGCGCGGAGTTGTTCTGCATGACGTTGACGACGACCGGCAGCGGTTGAGGCTGCGGCGCGTACCCCTGCTGAGCCGGATAGTACGGCTGCTCCGAAGGCGCGGGCGGATAGTAGCCGCTCGAGTAGCCCGAGGGCTGCTGCCCCCACTGCGTCGACGCGGCCGGGTCGGCTCGCGGATGGGTGTACGGGTCGTAGGTCATCGTGGATCCCCTCCGGTGCCTGTGTGTGACGAGCCGTCACGATACTGCGTCAAGCGCTTGATCAGTAGACATGCGCGAGTTATATGTGATGCCCAGTCAGGAGCCGAAAGCAGCGGTGATGCGGTCGAGCACCTCGAGCGCGTCCTTCGTGGCGATTTGGATCTCGATCGAGTCCGCGTCGGTGCGCCCGGCGTGCTCGGTGAGCCAGTCGAGCGCGGCGCGGCGGACCTTCTTCGGGAACCCGCCGTCGGGGTAGTCGACGACGAACTCGCCGATCTGGACGCGCTCGAACTGTTCGTCGTCGGGCCGGAGCATGCCGCGCTCGATCATCCGCGCGGCCTGCTCCGGCGTCATCTGCGTCACGCGGTAGAGCTCGACGTCGACGCCGCCGTCGCGCCAGGTTTCCTCGACGTAGAACCGAGCCATGCCGTCCTCCAGGTGCGTGGTTGGGCTACTTCCCGCTACTGCATTCTGACGGCCCGTAGGACTTCGGGCCAGCGGTGTCGGAGGTGCTGAACGGGCTGCCGTCAGTGCCGAGCGCGTCCACGGAGCCGGAGGCCTGGTACTCGAGCGCGGTGATGCACAGCGTCTTGTAGGTCAGCGTGATCGGTATCGAAGATCCGGTTTTCGGGTTGCTGATGTTGTCCCACGAGGTGTTGCCGCTGCCGAGGGGCCTGCCCTGGATGACCAATCGGACGTCGGCCGAGGCGACGGGGAAGTTGCAGGTGACCGTGTAGGTGGCGGAGACCTGCATGTCGACGGGGTGGAGCAGGGTCAGCGTCGTGTTGCACTTCTTCGCGGCGTTGGGGTCGCCTTTGATGGTGGTGTGCGTGGTGGTGCCGGACTGGCCGCTCGAGCCGCAGCCGGCTGCGGTGGTGGCGAGGATGGCGCCGATGGCGAGCAGCGGCGTGGCATAGCGGAGCGTTCGAGTTCTGATCATGAGTCCCCCTGGACGGCTACGGGTTGCGGAAGGCGTAGATGCGACAGTGCTCGTCGTCGTGCTGGTATTTGGTGTCCTCGGCGAGCCGGTCGACGAACAGCGACAGGCCCGTGTCCTTCAAGCTCCTCGGAACCGGGATCCCCCACGCGTCGAGGAAGCTTTCGATGATCTCTTTGACGCGTGTCTCCGCCTCGACGCCGGTGACGCGGAACGGGTGCGCGTCCCGTCGGCGGATCAAGACCTCGACCTCATACATCGTCGGACGGCCTCCACGCGGTGACGGTAATGGTGCCGACGATGCCGAGGCCGTCCGGCTTGCCTTCGATGCGCTTGAACCGGACGTCGACCGTGTCCCGCAGGTGCGGGTCCCCTTCGATGCTGCTGATGGTGCGTAGCATGCCGCGGTCGCGGATCTGGTCGCCGGGCCGAAGGTCGGTGGCGAGCACCGAGATGCGCCGGGCGTGCTCAGGGGGGTCGGCTTGGACGCGGACGGCGCCGAGCCGTTGGTGCGGGTCGTAGGGCTCAGTCCAGACGGCGGCGCTCATCGCTACTCCCTGGCGTCAGACGTGTACTAGATGACGAGTGCAACGTACGTCTACTAGTACACGAGCGCAAGTGTATGCTAGCTACTAGAACATGATCCTTTAGCGTGAGGAGGTCGGCAGATGCCCAAAGCACAGCGCGGCACCCCGCCGTACGTCCAAATCCAGGACCACTACCGCGATGCGATCCGCTCCGGCGAGATAGCCGAAGGTGCACGCCTGCCGTCCATTGCCGCTCTCGCCGAAGAGTGGGTCGTCGCGCCCGCCACCGCGGCCAAAGCGATTGCTGGACTCCAGGTCGAGGGATACGTCTACTCGTCCACTCAGGGCACCTTCGCCACCCTCGGCAAGGGCGCGTCCTCGGCGCACGACCGCATCGAGGCCCTGCGCCGCGGCCGCGGGGCCCCGGCCGGGCAGCGCACCGTCGTCACCGAGGCCGGGATCATCGACGCGCCGGTGTACATCGCCGAACTCCTCGGCATCGACCCCGCCGGCGCCAGGGTGGCCCGTCGCGAGACGATCGCTTACGACGGCGAGCAGCCCAAGCGCCTCACGGTCCAGTGGTGGCCGGCCGAGCTCGTGCCGAGCCTCGATCCGGACGATGGCAGTGAGGTGCTCGAGCGGATCGAGCGCACGACCGAGCGCACGCCGAGCTCCGGCCGGGATTACTTCGAGGGCCGCGAGGCGGATGTGCGCGAGGCGCGTGCGCTCGGAGTCAAGGCCGGGGATGCAGTGCTCGCGTCCACCTATGTGTGGCGGGATGAGGTGGGCGTGATCGAATACGGCGAGTTCGTGCTCCCCCGCAAGCGCGTCGTCTCATTCGCGTACGCCATCGGCGCCGGCGCTTAGACTCGCCGCGGCAGCCGACCTAACCGAAGCGGTCCCCGGAGGAAGTGCCGGGGGCCGCTTCGTCGTCTACAGCCGGTCGCCCGGCGAGTTCTTCCGGTGCGCTGCCCTCGCCCGCTCGTCCGCGGCCGAGGCCCCGTATCGCGAGAGCATCTGCCTCGAGGTCCAGCCGTTCAGGCGCATCAGGTCCGTCTCGTGTCCGCCGGCCGCCACCCACTGATGACTGAAGGTGTGGCGGAACTGGTGCGGGTGGATGTGTGGGATCTTCGCCTCGACGCAGCGGCGTTCGATCATCTGCCTGATCCCCCAGCTCGTCATCCCGTCCTTGCGCAGCACCCCGAGCCAGAGCGCGCGCTCGCCGACCGGAGCGAGCTTTGCGCGCGCACGGACGAACCGATCCAGGGCGACGCCCGTCTTCGCGCCGAACGGCACTGCGCGCGGTCTGCTGCCCTTTCCGACGATGTGTAGGACGTCCTGATGAAAGTCGAGGTCTGACTCGCCGTCGTCATCGATGTAGCGCAGGCCGGCGCACTCGGAGATGCGGATACCCGTGTCGATGAACGTCAGGATGATCGCGGTGTCCCTGACCTGGGCATAGTCTTTGCCCTTGCATATGGCGAGCAGCTTTTTGAGCGCGTCCTCGGGGATGACGGGGACGGGGGGCACGACGACCGTTGGGGCCGTCAGGCGCCCGAAGGGGTCGGCGGTGATCTCCTCTTCGCGGTATAGCCACTTGAAGAACTGCTGGAGTGCGCGAAAGAGATTCGAGGCGTTGCCGGGGCTGGTGCGCCGGATCTCGCCGGCGATGTAGGCCTCGATCAGCTTGTGACCGACCTGGGCGATGTCGTCCGGCGGGACTAGGTAGTCCATCTCGTCGAGGGGATCGTCCGGGTAGACGGCGAGATATGAGTCGGGCAGGCCGGCGAGCCAGGTGTCGAAGTACCGGACGGCGTCGGTGTAGACCTTGATGGTCTTGGGCGCCTTGTTGGCGGCGCGCAGGGAGCGCGCCCAGGATCGGGAGTAGGTTTCGAGTATCAAGCGCTGGACCCTCAAACGTATCGGATCTTGATAGTTTGTTGGTGCTAGAGCGCCATACTAGCCACGCATACCCCGCTGTGGGGGCGTTTCCGCAGATGGTGCCCTTGGCGCGATTCGAACGCGCGACCTACCGCTTAGGAGGCGGGAAGGTTTGAGCGCCATACCAAACCGCGTCCTACCAGCATTGACGCGGTTTGGCGCAGAGCGGTGCGGAGTCACTTTGTGGGTGTATTAGCGATCTTGATTCGAGAGAATTCCGCGCGATGCCTACCATGTTCCGGGCGCCGGCCGACCGGAAACGGGATCACGACGCCCCGCTGGCTCAGTTCGCCGGTGTGGTCGTAAGCGGCCATGAGGATCGCCGCGACCTCGTCGATGACCGGGCCGGAGACGCGGACGATGAAACTGACCGAACCGAGTGACGAAAACACAATGATCGCCGAATACTGGTTCACGCCATGCAGGGGAAGCACGCCAATATCGGCGCCGCCTTCGCCCGCGATGACGAGGGCATAGCAAGTGGCGGCCGCGTAGCCCCAGACGTTCCAGCGCCTGGGACCCACGCTCGGCGTGGGCGGCGGGGCGGCGCTGTCGCGTGCGGCTGCACGTCCTATGATCATTGCGGCAACGAGGGCGTCAATGCTGGGACGCTCCATCCGGCAGACCGCCGCTACTCCGACGATCGAGATGAGCCACAGGAAGGTCTGGAAGCGCAGGTCTGCGCCGAGGCGGAATTGCGGATCCGACTGGGCGCCGGCGAAGAGCAGGATGAGGCAGAAGCCGATGACCGCGGCCGCTACGAAAGCAGGGTCGTACCGACGCGGCAGCGGACGCGAATCGTCCATTGTTGCTCCCCTTGCGAATGGCGATATGCGCGCCCACCGCGCACAACACAGCGTCGGGAGCCTATTGCGAACGGGCGGTAACAAAAAGTAGTGATGCTAAATCGTTATATCAGGCTTCGTATAGCCAGCGCATGTGCAATGTCGACAAACATGGGCGCCTGACGTGCAGTTAGCTCGCTTGTTCGATCCGCAGCTGCTCGGCAATCTGCCGAAAACGCTCCTCGCGCTCCGCGTCATCCCGTCGGCGCTGCTCTTCCTCACGCGCCTTCTCAGCCTTGTAAGCCCTGATCACAGCCTCGCGCCCCTCCGGCGTAACGCTGCGCATCCGATTCAACTCCTGGATGAACGGGTCATCGGCATCGTCATCATCGGCCGGAGCACCCGGATCGACGGCACCCGTTAGAGGAGAGCTGCTCGACCCCGCCGGCGGCGTACGCCCCTCGGCGATGGCGCGCGCCCATCCTTCCGGCTTGCCCAGCGCGGCCTCGACGGCGCCCAGTGTCTTGGGCCACCGCACGAAATCGTGCCGGCCCTCGAGGTTCTTGACGGTCGACAGGTCGACGCCCGCGCGCTCTGCAAGGTCCAACTGTGTCCAGTGGCGGCGCGTGCGCGCGTCCTTGACGGCGGCGGCTACGCGATTCCAGTCGTAGGCCATGCCCTCAATGATGCCTCACGAAGGCGCATGAAGGGCAACTAGGGACAACGCTTGACCCAGTTTTGACGTGCGTTTGTTGTGAAAACCGGCGCGCATTCTGTTGCCCAGCGCTCCCCTTTGCGCCCCCTCCCATGAGCCTCGTTGCCCCTCAAGGTTGCGTTAAGGGCAACGAAAGTCTACGGTAGGGCGCATGAAGGTGAACGGACAGGCCATCAGGGCTATCCGGTGCGCGAAGGGCCTCAACATTCGCGAGGCCGCAACCGCCGCAGGACTCAGCTTCGCCTACCTCTCGCGCGTCGAGACCGGCCTGAAAGGTGCAAGCGAGGAGACGATCCAACGTGTCGCGTCGGCGCTAGACGTGCCTGTCGGCGCGATCAGTTATCCAGATCCGCCGGTGGTCCAGGCCACGCCAGAGACGATCGAGCAGATAGCAAGAATCCTGCGGGCGCCAGCCGCCGACGTTGTGGCGACGGCGTCATGACCACCGAGTCGCCGGCGGAGCGGTCGCTGCGAGGGCGCACCGCCGTCCTGAAGTCCTGGGCGAAAACCGCCGACTGGTCCGCCCGCACCGAGCCCGGCCGAATCGCCGCCGAGGCCAGGTTCGAACGTGAAGTCGACCCCGGCGGCGTGCTGCCGCCGGCGGAACGTGCGAAGCGGGCCGATGCAGCGAGGCGCGCACGCATGTCGGAGCTCGCGCGGCTCTCGGTGAAGGCCCGGCGCGAAAAGCGCGACGCGGCCAAGGCGTAGCAAACCAATCCATCCGCAGATCGGAGCATCCGCGTGTCCTCACCCGTGAAGCTCGCCGGCACTCTGCCCGGCGGCGACGCCAACGGCCTCGGCGCGATCACAGCCGAGCTCGTCGACGCACCGGAGGACGTCCGCGTCCTAGTCGTCCTCGTCTCCGTCAAGGAGCTGAAGACCTCCATCGACACCGGCGAGATCACTCCGGTGCTGCGCATCCGCCGCGTCGAGGCAGTTCCCCAGGACGACTTGGCCTCGGCGAAGAAGTTCTTCCGCCGCGCTCACGAGCACCGCACCGGGCGCGTCGCCCTGCCCATCGACGTCGAGGAAGAGCTGAACGAGGCCTTCCACACCAAGTCCTGAAACGCAACGGCTCCCCGCTGCCACGGGGAGCCGCCGAATCAAAGATCAGGAGTTTCTACCGTGTCCCATCGTATCAAGATCCTTTCGTTCAACCGGCGCCGCGACCTCGCCGACCAGATCGCGACCACCGAGGCGACCGCCCACTTCGCCGCCATCACCGCCGACCTCGCCGCGCACCGCGACGAGCCGCTCGGCGCCGACGCCGACGAGCTGGACGCCGATCCCTGGACCGCCGCGCCCGAGCAGCCCGCCGCCGACCCGGACGCGGAGACCCAGCAGATCCCCGTCGTCCCGACGCCGCTGCCCGACATCCGCCAGCGCCTGATCCCCGTTCCTGTCGACCCCCGCTTGTGGGTCGAGCAGGACGTCATCGACCAGGCCGACAGGATCGCCCAGCGCGTTGCGGAGCTCGCCGCCGACTGCGCCACGTGGCTCGACATTGCCGAACCCATCGAGCAGCTGCCCGTGCTGCGCCGCCGGCACCTGCCCGCCGTCGGTACCTGGTTCGCGGACCGGCTCCGGCCCGTCGCGCTCCCGGCGATCCCCGAGCTGGCGCACGACGTGCCCGAGAGCACGCCGACCGAGCTACTGCCGGCGTGGTCCGCCCAGGCGCAGCAGAGTGCCCGTTTCGTGCTCGCGGCCGCTGCCAGCACCGAGATCCCCGGCCAGCGCCCCGACGACTTCGTCGAGTGGCTGCGCGCCGAGTTCGCCAGCACCTACCAGCTCTGCGACGCCGCGCTGGCCGAGCACGCCGCGACCGCTCAGGCCGACCTCGCCGCCCTTGACGCCGGCTACTTCCAGAACGTCGACCGTGAGCTCGACGAGCTCAACGCGATGACGCTGCCCGGCTGGACCGACCTCGAGACCGCCCTTTACCGCAACGGAGCGTTCGCATAATGGCCGACCACACCTACCAGTTCGGCACGATCGCCCAGCTGCGCAAGATCCACGAGGAGAACTCTGCGAAGGCGAAGGCGAGCTCGTACGCCGCCCAAGTCCACCTCGCCGAGGCCGGCACGCACGCCGCGCTCGCCCGCGACGCCGCGGTACTGCTCAATGTCGCCGACAGCGAGTGGACCGCCGAATGCGAGACGCCGATCGTCGCGCGGACGCTGCGGCTGAAGGCTTGGCGCGAGATGCTCGACTTTCTCGAGGCACACCCCGAGATCGGTCTCGGCGGCTACGAGTCGATCGGCATCGAGCAGCCGAACGGCGAACGCGCAACGCCCGAGTACCTCGAATCCCTCGAGCACCTCGGCATCAAGGTCGAGCGCACCCAGAAGCACGTGGTCGCCGAGCTCTGGTTCGGCAACCACGACGTCGTACTGCGCACCTATGCCAACATCGAGCCGCCGGCCGACATCGAGCTCGTTATCGAGCCCGACACCGGCGAGGAGCACCAGGCGCTCGAGGCCGCCGCGGACGCCGATGAGGCCGAGTGCCCCTCGCGCGAGGAGCAGCCGATCCAGATCAACGACCGCGTCCGCGTGCACCACCGGCTCGCAGCCGACGACGACGGATCCCGAACGGACTTCCCGGACGATTTCGAGGGCCGCGAGGGCATTGTGACGGAGGTGCGGCTCGAGGCCTTCGCCACCGACCGCGGCGCCACCGACGACGCGGAGGACCTGCCGATCGACGTGATGCTCGACGGCGAATGCGAGGTGCACTGCTTCACGGTGGCCGAGGTCGAGGTGCTCGTCACGGTCGAGCAGCGTATCGAGACGATGGATCGTCTGCTCGGCCAGCCCGCATGAACCAGACCCCACCGCCGATGGTCCACACCCCGGGCGCGATCTGGGTACTGATGGCTATCTCCGGTCTGCTCGTCCTCTGGTCGCTCATCCGACGCCGTCGTCGGCCGCCGAAGCCGAAGTATCAGTACGTGTCGTTCCGGGTGCTGTGGTGGCGCAAGTATGCGCCGCCCGAGGCCGTGCGTCGGCAACTCGCGCCGCTCGAGGTCCAGCTCGTCCACCTGGCGCCGATCGCCGAGCTCTTGCTCGATCCCGACGCCGAGGAGGGCGACCATGCCGCCGTCTAGCAGGCCCTTGACTATCCCGGAGATCGGCGCGCTCCTGTCCGTGAGCTCCGGACTGACCATCGAGACCGCCGCGGACGAGGCCGGCCTGACAGCCGAGCAGGTGACCGATGTCGTCGCCCGCGTGAACAGCGGCAGTGCGACGACGACGAGAGGACGGACCAGGCGATGACGTACAACATGGAGATCGCCGGCGAAGGCGATCCCGTGTCCGACGCCGACGTGCACAAGGCACTCGGCATGATCCAGGCAGCGAAGCGTCGGCGACTCAACGCCGCCAGCGACGTCGGACACAAGGCCGCGACCCGCGCGATGACCGCTGGCCTGATCGCGCTCTACAAGGCCCACCCGAACCGTTTCGAGCTGACCGCCGGCAGCATGGTCGACGCCCGGATCATCATGGCCGACTTCGGGATGCTCGACGTCGAGACGCAGCAGGGCCGGTTCCCGAACTACCGCGAGTGCGGCGTGACCGACCAGATGATCCGCGACGCTGCTGGCGAGGACGGGCGCGAGACGCCCGAGCTCGACCGATACCACGCCGCGCGCGACACCGTGCTCGAGGCGCAGGCCGAGAATCCCGTCGGCATCCCGCAATACAAGCTGCTCGACAACAGCGGGTGGCTCGTCACCCCGGATGAAATCACCAGCGCGCTCGGCGCCTACCGCACCGCCGTTGGCGACGGCGCCGAGCAGTCCGCGCGCTTCTGGTGGCCGTACTGGATCGCCTTCCTCGAGCGCGCCGCGCACCACGGCGGCTTCCGCGTCCACTGACGCCTCTGATCTGCTCGCCGCGCCGTTGACCGCACTCCGCGGCGCGGCGAGCTCCATCGACCACTTGGAGTTTCGCATGACCCTGTCTGACCTGGCCAAGAAGGCCACCGGCAAGGACGACGAGGTGATCCCGCTCTCGAACGGCGAAGCGCGGGACATCGTCGAGATAGTCATCGAGGCCGATACCCGCCGCGAATCCCTCATCGAGCGGAACGCCGAACTCGAGGCCCAGAACGCTCAGCTCACCGCGCGCGTCGCCGAGCTCGTGGCCCAGGCCGAGGACACCCGAATCAAGCTCGCCGCCGCGCTCCGCGTCGTCACTGCGGCGACGGCCTCATGAGGCACTGGCGCCGCGTCACGCCGATGCCCGGCCAGTCCCGGCCGTCCGGCCTGTTCCTCGAGCGGATCCCCGTCCATGAGGTCAAGCCGCTCGATGCGGCCGACAACGGGAATGGCGTGCCACCGCTCGACGGCAGCCTGGACCGCGTCGACGAGCAGCTCGCTGCGCTCCGCGAGATGCTCGCCGGCCTCGGCATCCAGCTCGAGGAAAGCAAAGCCGAGAGCGCGGAGCGCCTGGCCACAATCCACGAACTCGTCGCCCTGCTCAAAGTCGCACGCCAGGTGCTGAAGGTCTTCGGCGCCGACCTCATACCGCTCACCACGCCGAAGCTGCCGGCGGGCGTCGATGCGTGGAACGAGGACCCGGTGACGGAATACCCCGCACGCCGCTGACCTCCGTCCCGACTGCACGACAGGAACATCAGTGGTCTTTTACCAGCTGGACGATGGATATCACGCCGAGCTGCGGGTTGTGCAGGCCGGGACGGCTGCTTTCGGCCTCTACGCGAGGTGCGGTTTGTGGATGGCCGACAACGTGGCCGACAACGTCGAAGACGGAGTCGTGCCGCTCGAGATAGCCACCCTCTACGGCACGCGCGAGTGGATCGAAAAGTTGCTCGTTACTGGCCTGTGGCAGGCCGTCACCAACGGCTTTTTGGATGTCGACTACCTGGCCCGGCACAAGAACCGCACGAAAGCGAAGGTGCTCGCCGAGCGCGCCAAGAAGGCCGAACGCGATCGGCGCTACATCGAGGCGAAGGCCCGCAACCGTGCCTCCGGCGCTCCGGCTCGACGCGTCGAACGACGCGTCGAGCAACCGTCGAACGACACGTCGAACGACACGGCGCACGACGATGCCCCACCCCCACCCACCCCTAACGGGGTGGGGGTGGTGTCGCCGGTTGGCCCGGCCTCCGCCTGGCCGGCCGCCTTCGGCGACCGGACGCCCGCTAGCGCGGGCTCGCAGGCTCCGGCCGGGCCAACCGGCGACACCACCCAAAGCGAAACGCCCGCGCAGGCTGCGGAACGGATCCAGGCGCTGCGGGACGAACTTGCCGCCGGACGCCAGGCCTGGGAGCACGGGCCACATGGACGCCGCTAAACACTCCTCATTGAATAGAAGGGTCCTGTTATATGCCTCTGCAATCAGTCCGCCCGGACATTCTCCGGAGCTGGAAAGACGACGTGCTCGCCTGGGACGGCGACCCGTCCACCGTCGACGCCCTGCTGCTGCGCCTCGAGCAGATCGCCGTCGGCCACGGCGTCAGCCTCGACCACTACCGCCAAGCCGCGAACCCCGACGCCGACTGGCAAGCCGACCGCGAAGTCGGCCAGAAACCCGACCTGACCAGCGTCCGCGAACGTATCCGCGACGCCCGAGACCAGTGGGACCGCTAGTGAAGATCGATATCAACCTGCGCCAGGCGCAGGCCCTCGAGGCGGCCGACCGCGGCGAGGTCTGCCGCGACGAGACCACGATGCGCTGGTGGACGACCAGCGGACACGCCATCACCGCCTCGGCCGACGTCCTCGTCCGCAAGAACCTGATGACCCCCGCGACGACCATCACCGACAACCGCTACCGCCAGGCCGTCATCACCACACGCGGCCGGCAGATGCTCGAGGAGCTCGCCAGCCGCGCACCCGACCATGTCGAGCCCGCGGCCGCGCCCGAACTGGAATACACCGCCGCCCAGCTGCGCGTCCTGAGAGCCGCCACCATCGGCCGAGTCTCCCAAGCCGACGGCGCCATGACCTGGCGCGAATACCCCGAGAACGGCCGCGCCGGCACCCGACTCGGCCGCGCAGTCACCCAGATCGTCGACCGGCTCATCGCCCGCGGCGTCGCCCGTAAATCCACCGAGCTCGTCGACGGCCGGCGCCCGCTCATCGTCACCGCCGACGGCAACGAACTGCTCAGCGAGTACGCGCACCGCGGCTAACCAAGACCACACCATCCGACTCAGATCAAGGAATCGACATGCCGCTCGCCGATGAGACACCGATCCCCGGACCTATCCCCAAGCCTGCGGACAGTCCCGGACCCCTGCAGCGTTACCGCGTCGCGTTCGACGACGGCACGATCGAGTTGCACGAAGGCCACGCCGTCAGCCAGCCCCGCGACGGCATTTGGCGGATCCACCGATGCAATGACGGCGTCTGGCAGATGGTCTTCGGCGGCCGCTCCGAGCTCATCCGCACAATCCGCGCGATCAGCTCGATGGAATACGACCAACTGCTGCGCGCCCAAGCCAAGCTGAACATCGCGCTTGATCACATCGGTGTCCTGCTCGTTTTCCAGGACAAGCCATGCATGTTCAACCCGAGCACCGCCTACTGCACGACGCATCCGCTATTGGTCGCCAAACCCTTCGAGTGCGCCGTCGCCACGGCACGCGAGTTCGTCGCTGAGCTGCGGCCGTTCTGATGGCCGGCATTCACGACAACGCCGCGAAGCAGCTCGCCGCCCACGTGAAAGCGGCACGCTCCCTCAGCATCCGCACCACAGACGTCCCCGTCGACCTGCTCGCCGCGCTGCTCGACGATCGCGCCAAGCTCCAGCAGCAGCTCGCCGACGTCGCCCCGTACGCCGAAGCCGGAAAGCTTGCGGCGCTCGAGCTGGCCAAGCGCGATTACTACACCGGCCCCTGCGACAGCTGCACCTGCTGCACGACCGCGCGGTGCTCCGAAGGCGAGTGCCCTACCAACTCGATCGGCGATTCCATCTGCCCTTGCACCTGCGACTGATCGGAAAGCCTCATGCCCGACACGACGACACCCGAACAGCACCACCCGTTCAACCCCGACCTGCCGAAACTCTTCGCCAACTACGAGACCTGGTGGAACACCATCCTCGAGGAGAAGGACGAGACGTTCCCGCTCTTCGAGTTCTTCCTACCGCTCGACGACGAGAAGCCGTACCCATCCCTCACCGGCATCAACGTCTACGTGAAGGGCTGGCACACCATCACGAGCGGCCACCTGCTCGAACTGGTGCGCCGCGACGCCTTCGCCGAGAAGACTCGCCTCGAGCTCGCCGAGAAGTGCGCCACCTACCGCGCTCAAAACGAGGAAGCCCGCGCCAAACTCGACTCGTCGCCAGCCGCCATCGAAGTGACCTACGCACACCAGACCTACATCTTCAGCAACGTCAAGCGCATCGAATCCCGGAGCGACATCTGGCCCGGAGCGCACTACTCGCTCGAGCGCGCCTGTCTCGCCGGCGTGTTGACGATCGTGCCGGGCTGCGTCATCCGAACGGTCACCCAGGCCGAGCTCGACCAGATCCACGGTGAGGCCGCCCAGCGCGCAGAAGAGGCGGACATCATGCGATCAGCCGGCGCATTCGACCCCGACTACGGCAAAGACCTGGACGAGGACTGACTATGGCGATGACCATCGGACAGGCAAACGCCGTGAACACGGCCGTCAAGGCGCTCATTGGCTACCCCGGCTTCACCCGCGAGAAGGGCATCGACGCGCTGGTGCTGCTGATCGGGGGCGCAAGCAACACGCTTCACGCCGGCTACACCCCGGAGGAAGCCCGCATCGTCCTCGAGCGGCGTTGGCCCGATGCCGCCAAGCTCGAGCAGATCGCCGACCTCGAGGTCTACGGCGGCGAATTCGTCGACGCCGCGGAGCTCTACCGCATCCTCGACAAACCAATCCCGCCACCTATCGACCACGCCGCCAACATCCGCGCACGCCACACCCAATGATCCGCCGCTTCATCCGCCGGCTGACGGCCGACCTCAAGCAGACAGCGTTCGCCTTCGTCTCGTGGACGGTGCTCGCCGTTGCGATCTACGTGCTGGCCTCGTTCCTATGGCACAGCACTGAGCACACCAACCCGTCGCAGTGCGCCTCGCCGTGCGACTGCACCCAATCGGTTGACCGACCATGCCGATGAAGTTCTGCCTCGGCTGTGGCGAACTCACTGCCAACGGCAGCAGGTGTCCGCCATGCCAAGCAGAGCTCAAGCGTCGACAGTCAGCGAGCAAGGGCACGACCAAGCAGCGAGGCCTGGGCGGAACTCACCGCCGCAAGGCCGAGAAGATCGTCCAGGGAATCGCGGTCTGCCCCCGCTGTGGCCGGCCACCTACACCAGACAACCCCATGACCGCGCACCACACACAGGCCAGAGCAAGAGGTGGTGACGAGAGCACTCCACTCGTGCCGTTGTGCAGGCAGTGCAACAGCGAGATCGGCGACCGCACGTAGGCCACCCCCCAGACGGACGAGTCCCCAGGTCAGCCAGCACAGCGGGGTATCAGTAGGCATACATGCTCTGACCTGCACTGTTACACCACGAGGCGTATCGGTGCACGTCAGGGCCATGATCGAGTTTTTTAGCGGATCTACGGCTGGCGACCCCGCCCACTGCTCCCATTTTTCCGTGGTACCACCGCGTTCCATTTTTTCAAGATCGAGGGAAGGGCACCATCCATGATCGAAATCAAGCTTCCCGACCTCTCCCGGGTCGTCCTCGAGCCGGGAGACGTCCTGTTCGTCCGCACGCAACGACTGATCACCATGCGCGAAGCACACGAGATCCACGACCGGCTGTGCGCGTTCTTCCCAGGCAACGACGTCGTAGTGCACGACCTCGGCTTCGAGTTTTCCCGGCTCGCGCCGGAACCGGGCGACACGTTGCTCGTGCGCTGCGACGACAAGCTCTCCTCCGCGCAGGCAAAACTGATCAAGGTGAGGCTTCGGTTCGCATTCCCTACCCACGAGATCGTGATGATTTCCGATCACGCGAAAGTCGCCGTCGAGCGGGACGGCGAGCGCGTCGGGCTCGCGCTGCCGGCTGACGAGGTAGCACGACGCTTCGCCGAGGCCAACGACCGCCCCAATCACATGGGGCCGGCCTAATGAATCACCTGCAAGCCATCGTCGACGGCTTCGGCCCGAGCGAGGAACACATCCGCGTCCTCGAGGCCTACCGGCGCGAATTCGGCATCCCGATCGGGCTGGTGTACAGCACCGCAGCCGTTAACCGCGCCGTCGACTGGTGGAACGCCGATTGCCCCTCTGCGTCGCAGAACGCTGAGGGCCGCATCGGCGACGCGATCCTCAGGTATCTCGCCGCGCAGCTGGCGTTCGCCGGCGACCCGAACGATCCGACTCCGCACGATCTCTGGGTGCGCAGGGAAGGTGACCGGTTCACGATCCAGCAGCCGATCGCCCAGCGGATCCTGGCGAGCCTAGACCTGCTGAACGCCGAGCTCTTCGACTCGTCCCAGCTCAGCTTCGCCGACGGTGTCTTCCGCGTCGTCGACTCGGCCGGCTTCGTCGCGGAGTTCCGGCCGCTGGGTATCGACCTCGACCGGCGCGAAGTTGTGTTCGAGCGCATCGAAAGCGCGGCGCCGCCGGTGGTCCAAGAATGGTCCTGATACTGGGGACAGCGCGCGATGATGAGTCCACCCCGAGGGAAGGAAACCCCCATGGCTAGCAACCCCACCCCGGCCGCGCCGGCGCCGAAGGTCGGCGACCGATGCCCGAACGGCCACGAGTACGCGCAGCGCTCCGAGGCCGACCCGATCAAAGGTCAGGTGATGGTCGTGTTCTGCCCGGCATGCGAAAGCATCGTGCCGGCCGAACCGCCGACGGACGGCCGATGAGCGACAACCCGCTCGACGACCTCGGCGTCGCGCTCAACGCCGCGGCCGGCCCGATGCGGCGCCTGTCCGCCATCACCGCCCAGATCCCGCTCTCGGCCATCCCCGTCGACCTCGCGTGCTACTGCCTTTGCTCGATCTACGAGCCGCACACCTGCGATGGCTGGCGTGCCGACGGCCTGGTGCGCACCGTGCCGGCGGCGCTGCTGTTCGGCTACCAGCCGCCGCCAATCGAGGTACCCGTCTGCCGGCCCTGCTCCAAGGTGAAGGTGAGGAAGAGCTGATGGACATAGCCGAGTTCTTGAACGCGCGGTACGACGAGGACGAGGTGGCGGCGTCGGCGCTGGACTTCGTGCACATCGAAGCGACCGAAGGCGTTTGGAGTAGCAAATATCTAACGCTACGCAAGTCGGACGGCACGGTGTCTCACACCAGCGAACTACCGGCCGCCCTCGCCGATCACGTCGTCCGCCACGATCCAGCCCGTGTGCTCGCCGACATCGCGGCCAAGCGGCGGATCCTCGCTGCCTTCGACGCCGACGACGCCGTGTGGGCCGAAGTACGCGCAGCGGCCAACGGCCGTCCGTCGTTCGACCATCAGCGGGCCCGCAGTTTGCAGAACGAGACCACTCTCATGGTGCTTCGCAACCTCGCCGCGCCGTACGCCGAGCACCCGGACTATGCCGCGGCGTGGGCCGTCGATGCCGCGTAGCAAGAAGCCGCCGGGCACCGCGGCGGACCGACGCAATGGTCGGCGTCTCCCGCTAGAGCTGGGGACGCCGATCGTCGTCGAGCTGCCGCGCGCCCGCGAGGAGTTTCACCGAATAGCCCTCGCCGCCTGGGACGGGTACTGGTCGCAAGAGGTCGCCGCTACGGTGAGCCCGGCCGACCTGATGGTCGTCTACACCTGGATCGAGGCCTACAACGACGCACTGACGAAGCGCGAGAAGGCCGACGAGACGCCGCTGGTGACCGGAAGCATGGGCCAGCTCGTCGCGAACCCGCTCTACGCCGTAGCCCAGGCCCAGATGACCCTCGCGATGCAGTGTGCCCGCCAGCTCGGCATCGGCGGCCGCAACCGTGTCGATCTGGGCCTCGCGCTGCTCGATTTCCAAAACCGCGACCCGGGGGCGGGCAGCATAGCCGACGGGGGTGACAGCGATGTCGACGATGACGATGACCCGCGTCGAGACACAGAATAAGACCGAGAATTCCTGTTACCACTGCGGATGGGAGCCGGAAAACCTCAAACTATGGCCGACATTCGGCGGAAAAGCCGTCAGGTGGATTGAAAGAAACCTGATTTTCGCCGAGGGAGATAGCTTCGGCGAGCCTGTTCGCCTTCGGAGAGACCAAAAGCGCTTCATATACCGCTGGTATGAATACTGCCCGTCCTGCGACTGGTGGCGCTACGGCGAAGCGCTGCGCGGAGCTGCCCGCGGCGACGGCAAAACCGCCTTCGTCGCCATGATCGCCGTCCTCGAGTTCGCCGGCCCGCCGGAGATCGCCCCCTACTCGCCCAACGTCGTCGTCGCCGCGGCCTCCTGGGAGCAGGCCGACATCCTCTACGGCGCCGCGAAAGTGATGATGGGCGGCAAGGACCAGGAGGTCGAGGAAGCGCCGCTGTGCGGCAAGTTCGAGGTCTACGACGGCGAGACGACCCACATCGACGGCCGGCCCGGCCGGCTGTTTCGGACCGCGACCGTGGCCGGCACGAACCAAGGCGGCCAGCCGACCCTCTTCATGGCTGACGAGCTCCACGAATTCGGGGACATCCTCGACTCGAGGGCGAAGTTCCACAAGGTCGTGCGCATGGGAACGCGCAAGCGGAATCTCACCTACCGGATCCCGCAGGCCGACGGCGGATACCGGAAAGTGAAGCGCGGGCCGGGCCGCATCATCAACCTCTCGACGGCCGGCGAAGACGTCGACCATTCCTATCTCGGAAAGATCTATAAGCGCGGTCTCCGCGAGAAGCATCAGCACAAGTGCACCCGGCTGCTCTTCGACTGGCGCTCGGCGCCCGAGGGCCTGGACTACAAGCTGGCCGCGCACCGCGAGATCGCCTGCCGCGCCGCCTCGGCCGCCGCCGATCAGATCTGGTCCGTCGACGCCCGCGTCTCGGAGTGGGAGGACAACGACGAGATCACCGACAACGAGTGGATGCGCTACTACGCCAACCTCTGGGTGGCCGTCGCCGTCGACTCGTGGCTGAAGGAGCACCCGGCCGCGTGGCCCGAGTGCGAGGGAACCTGGGAGCTGGCCGGCGACGAGCCCGCCGTGCTCTCCGTCGACATGGCGCTCACCCGGGACTCGGTCGGCGTCGACGAGGTGACCCGGCTGGCCGACGGCCGGTATGCGGTGACGTCGAGGATCTGGTACCCGGCGGACAACCAGCTTCCATTCGTCGAGATCTTCGAATACATCGAGAATCGCGCCGGCGAGCTGGGAACCAGGTTCCGCGGGCTCGTCTACGACCCGCGGTATTTCGAGCTCCAGGCGAAGCTGTTGGAGGATGCCGGATTCCTCGTGATCCAGTTCGATCAGTCACCGGTCCGGATGATTCCCGCGGTCGGCATGACCTTCGACCTCATCAAGTCCCGCGGCATCGTGCACGACGGCGACCCGGAGTTCACCCGCCAGGTCCAGAACGCGGCGAAGAGGCCGTTCGAGCGCGGCTGGACCCTGAGCAAGAGCAAGTCGAAAATCAGGATCGACTCGGCCGTCGCGATGTGCATGGGCGTCTGGTCCCTCGCGCAGCTGCTCAGCCAGCCCGAGTCGAGCGTGGTCGACCAGATCTGGTAGCTGGCCCGCCGGCCGGATCAGGTGCATGATGGTTGGCCATGGACCGCGCCAAGTCCGCTATGCGGACGCTGACCCTACAATTCGCGTCGCTAGCGGGGCATACTGTCCGTATAGCGAACGTCCTGCCGGGTCTCGCCGGCGCCGCGATGGTCAGCTGGGGAGCCGCGATGATCTACACGCCGGTCGGGTGGATGCTCGGCGGCACCAGCCTGCTCTACTTCGGCTACGAGGAGAACCTGCGCCGCGGCCGCGCCCGCGCACATGCCAGCGCCGTTGCCAGTGCCCGTCAGGTGCCGTAGATGGGGCTGTTCGTCGAGGCCTCGCCCGGCAGGG